GATGCCGTAGGTGATAATAATAATCTTCTACGCTTTTGCATTGCATCACAGAAGGCTTCTATCTGATAATCTCTGACTTTAATAGGTTCATTACGAGAATGAATATTCAGAGAATCAATAAACTTCTTGGCATGATATACAGAAAATTCATCTTCTACATCCAAATTATTGGCATATTCAAAAGTATATTCTCTTGATTGACAGAATTCTTCCACATATGGAAGTAAACCAAGGTATAATTGTTTTGTTTGTAAACTCAATAGTCTTATCTTTCCGTCCCAGAGTTTATTCTTGTATGCTGGGACGAAAGTATGTCCTGGTACAAAGAATGTGAAGTAATCTGCCATTTCTTGCAGAATATGTTTTTCACAATTTATCTTTGCATAGACCTCATTAGTTTTGGTAATTACTACGCTACTGTCCACCTATGAACTTCTCCCATGATATAAAATCACGAAGTTGCCATGTTCTCTGTTTCAATTCATTCAAAATTGATTCAATGACAGATACCGTTTCTTCATGATATATTTTCTTTTCCAATAACCTGATAAGATCATTGTCTGCTTCTAAGTATGTAGACACATCGGATTTCAAGGTAAATTGAAATGGTTCCCATCCGTGTTCTTCCAGTTCTTCTCTGGACATTTTACCTGTATAGTATTCCCATTTAATTTTACGCATACGCAGGTAATCAAAATGTGCTTTCTTAGAAGCCATTTTGTGTTTGGTTAATATGGTGAGATATTTGTTGTGGAGTTTAGGTATGTCTAAGAGTGCTTTACCAGGTTCAGTCTGGTCAATATCGGCATCTTTTTCCCATAACTTCAATATTTGTTCTAAGTTTTCCATAATATAATCAATAATGTAACAATAAACCTACATTATAACATAAAAAATGTTATGCTGGCAAGAAATTAAAATACTCGTATTGAAAAGATGCTTCGGCTGTGATGATAGTATCCGCTGAAGATTTGGTATCAAAATCAATATCAGATAGTGATGTTGGAAACATATTAATAAACTGTACACGGACGATAGGGTTGTTCAATGCTGATAATACAGTTAAAGTGGCATCTGAATAGTTTTGCATAAAACTTTTTTTACTTTGTAAAGCAGATAATCTATTTCTCTCATCAAAACCTTCTGGTGATGCAATGGAACGGAACCATGTATGTAATTCTTTCCAAGATTGAACTTCTTCATCTATAGTGAAAGTGATATTTAATGGGTTATAAATCATTTTATTACCAGCCACGTACATATCCAAGGTAGGCGTATTAAATGCTGCCTGACCTAATGACACACCAGGTAAATTTACAGACTGACAAAAGTATTGAGTGGTAGTGATTCTATCAATAGTTAATAGAAACTTTGTCGGTTGTAGATAATTGATGTTTTGGGGAGTTCTGTTGAGTATTGTCATGTAAGTATTTAGGCGTAAAAAAAGGAGACCTTTTTTAAGGGTCTCCTCTAAAGATCACTCTACGGTGATTTTTTTATAAAGCAAATTACATCAAGTTCTTAACTGCGAACAGACGGTAGTAAACGTTTGTACGAGCGTTCAACTGGCCGTTACCAGCTGTTAAACCTTGTGCAAATGGGTTTGCAACCATACCGTAACGAGTCTTGAATCCAATCTTTGGTTGGAATGTGAACTGGTCAACAGCACGAACCATCTGGAGAGGAACGTATGGGCAGTAGAACAGACCAGCATCATAAGGTGAAGAACCCTTATAACCGATTGTAACCAATTCTTGGTTGCTTGTGTAACCACCGAAGTATGGGTCGATGTATACTTTGATACGACCGTGTAACATACCAGCGAATGTATTACCTGTATCGTCAACTTGTAGATCAGCCTGTAAAGCAGGTGTGTAAGAAAGAACACCAGCCATAGCCATTGCTGAAGCAACGTCTGAAGAAACGATCAGAACGTTACCTTTGCCTCTACGAGTCTGCTTAGCGATAACGTTTGCATCACGCTCGATTTGGAAAATCAAACCTTTGAAACGCTCAACTGACCAACGACCGTTTGAGTCTGTATCTAAGTCGAAAGCACCAGCTGTAACTGTACCATACTGAGCACCTGGAACGGCACAAGTATAGATTGTACGGATAACTTCACGGTTGATTTCAGCCAAGATTTCTGTTGACAGAATGTTTGACAATTCTGTTTCAGCATCCAAACCATGGATTGCTTTCAAGTCTTGTGCTAATTCGAGTGAGTATTCAGCTTTCAGAGCACGGGACTGAGCAGTAACAGTAACTTTCTCAATTGAGAATGCCATTTGTTGGAAAACTGGTTGACCTGAAACGTCAGCACCCCAGAATTCAGCGTTAGCAGTTGGAACACCGATACCAGAAGTAGTATTCGATGATGCTGTCTGAGTTTGGAATGTGTTTGCAGTATCAGATGCCAATGTGCCTTGGAAACCGTATGGGTTAGCAGCAGATGGGTTACCAGAGAATACTGTGTTAGCTTCGTTGTAGAAAGCTTCTGAACCAGACTGGTTAGCGTAACGAGCACGCATTGCGAAAATCAGACCTGTAGGACCTGTCATTGGCTGAACACCAGCAACGTCATAAGCGATCAGATTTGGTAATGCACGGCGAACTAACGAGATCAGGATTGGGTCAAAGTTCTGAACACCACCAGTAACGTTTGTTGGGCCTGTATCAGTCAATGTTTCGTTCAACATCTGACGATCTTGAGCCATTGCTTGATGTTGGTTTTCCAATACTAAAGCTGTAACAGCTTTCTTGTATGGATCTTTAATAGCGTCCAATTCTGGATGTTCCAGAACTGGCTGCCATTTTTTCTGAAGTTCTTCGGTTAGATACATTTAAATCTCCTTATGGTAAGTATCTTTGGTACTTTATTTATTTAATTAAAGTTTGTGAAATAGTCTTTGCGTAGATTTCCATTGAAGGATCAGCAAACTTGGTAGTTTTCTTTTCTTCTTCAATTAAAACCTCATCATCTAAAGCTGAATTATCTGCATACTTAACGTCAGATTTGAAATATGATTCTTTCAACATTGACAGTTTATCTGCAAATTCTTCTTCTGTAGTAAAATCCACACCCTCTGCGAGTGACTTCATTTTTTCTACTTGGGTTTGTGTCAGGCCTTCGCACGCTGTGTAGATAGCCTCAATTTTCTTTTGTTCGTTTAATTCTTTTGTTAACTCAACAGCACGGTTGATTTGTTCGTTGAGTGAATCTTCCAATTCTTCAACTTTTGCTGCCAGTTCTTCAACAACGTCAACTTTTTCTTCTGGAATGTCAATGTAGTGTTCGATGAACAGGTCACGTAAACCTTCAATGAATTCTTCAGCGATTTCGGCACGAATACCTTTCTCGATAGCGAGTTCATTTTGTGTCATCCATTCTTCTACCATATAATTCAGGTAGTCATCAACTTTGGCTGCCAAATCTTCTTTAACTTGTTCAACAGCAACTTCAAATTGTTCTGTCAATTCTTGTTCCATAATTTCAACAACTTCAGTTGCACGAGCAACAACAGCTGCTTCAAAAATTGTGGTAGCCTTAGATACGAATTCTTCTGATAAGTTTTCACCAGATAACATTGCGTTGATATCTTCAGCATATGCTTGGAATGTAGCGCCTGGATTTGCTTGCATCATTTGTGGTGCTAATTTGCCCATGATACGATCACGAATTGCTTCGTAGTCAGTAGCAGGTTGTTTGTTCAAGTCTAACAAGTCTGCACGACCCATAGAGTCTTGTGGGCCAGTTGACTTAGTTGCACCAACGCCATCTTTTTCTGATCCAACTGGTGGTGTTGCACCTGGTGGTGTTGCTGTTGGTGCGCCTTTTGTGTAGTCAGGCAATTCGTCTTTGGTTGCCATTTCTGGTGATTGACCAATCATACCTGCATCGTTTGTACCATATGCAGTTTTTGAGTCTACTTTATCTGAACCAACTTCTGGTTTTGTTCCTGATTGTCCACGCATACCTTTTTTAGCAGCAATGTTAGCATCAAAAGTTTCTTTTGATCCTTCCAGAATTGCGCTAGCGGCTTCAGACAGATTAAATTTTGCCATTTTGAAAATCTCCTTGTTTTCGGTATTGGATATTTATATTTAAAGTTTTTTAACGAAAGTTTCAAAAATGCGTAGACTAACTTCTTCGATTTCTCTTTTGCTTGCTTTACGCATTTGTTGTATTGCCTGAGAGTGATCTTGTTCTGTCCAAACACCGTTGACTAACATCCATTCTTTGCCTTCCATAATACCTTGTACAAAAGCACCTGGTGCGGAAGGGTCTGCTACAATATCTGCCGCTGTGGCTAGATAAAAATCGGGCTGAACAATATTAACGCCGTTAACATTTTTCAATGAGCCCATGCCTCGGGAAGATACACCAAGTTGAGCACCACCTTCAATTAGATTTCTGGCAATTGCACCCATAGGTGTTTCTAAAATTTTTGCTTTACCAATCCATTGTGTACCATCTTCTCTTAAACCGGTAATAATATGTGATACACGATCTAAGTTAATGGTTGGTGTTTCTGGATGTCCAAGTTCACCAAATGCACGATTCTTATTGATATATTCTTCAGTATAACGATTAACTTCTTTTCTCATGGTATTGTATTCATACAATCTACCATTTTTATTTTTCTTTTCTGCGACCAAGAATGGACCTTCAATATGCAAACACTTTTTGCCGTCAGAATCTTCAGTAATATAATTTACTGTTTCGTTAATTTCTTTAATGAGTTTCATAATTGATTTGCTCTTATTGATTATGGTTTTAACGAATACTGACCGTAGTTAAATGCTGCTGGATCATTCAACTGACCACGCTGGTACATAGCGTTATTCTTACGCAATGAAAAGATTAGTGTATATGAACTGTTTGCAGTTGCACCGATTGTAGTTACACCCAGATCACCAACTCCAGTATTTGCAGAAACAATGTAATTGTTTGTGTTTGCACCAGAGTTATTTGGGATTGATGGTATTTGTTCACCTAAACCAAATTCACCATCTCCGTTTAGATGAAATATTGTTGCTGAATTGGCATATTGGTTTGCATAGTTAGAACCTGCACCAGACCAAAATATTTCAACACCACCGATAGAACCACCAGAAGTGGATGTTGGAAAGTTAACATAGTATTTTAAACCAGTCAGTTGTAGGTCATAATAAGATAGAGGTGTATTTGCAGAACCACCTTGTGAATTGGCAACAAGATATCCGTTGGTAGCTAAAGCATTCGACAATGTATTAGCTTGAATTCTAACTGAATTTGCTTCTTGACCTGTACCATCAAAAACAGCTGTCAGTTTAATAACAGAGTCCGTTGTAGTATCTCTTAGAACCTGGTAGGTAAATTTGTTAGCCATTTTTTATCCTATTTTAATATTTCTTGATGTGCGAAGTTTGATACTTTCACAAAATTTTCTTTGTTTGTTTGTGCCATTTCTGCAAGTCTTTGTTTATTATCTTCATTCAAAGCAGAATATACTTTTAGAATATTTCTGGCAGTTTGTTCATCCACTTTAAGTGATTTTCCATCATCGAATATAACATTTTTTTCTTTCTGTGATTCGATAATATCTTCTAAACAATCTATAATGTTACCTGAAACTTCTTCTGGCATTGAAGCAGACCATTGCATTGCAGTATAAGGTACTGTTACATATTTATTAATTTTATCCACATAGTATAATGCAACTCTTTGATTATTTGGAAATGCTCTAATAGACTTTCTACGCATAATCAATATAGCTGGTGGATCCATTGGATTTCGAGCAACTTTTACTTCATCATCATCTTCAAATAATGGTTCATCCATTGCTTCTAATTCCTCAATCGTAATAATTTCTTCCTCTACCACTTCAGGTAGAGGTTGTTTCGATTGTAAGAATTCTTTCATTGACTTCATTTATTCTTCTTCAATTTCTTCATTTTGGCCAATAATACCACGAGCAATTTCTTGCTTCTTGGCTTCAATGTGTGCTGATACACGGTCATGAATTGAACCGTACAATTCTTCCCTAAATTTTGCACCGTTATCGTCAAATGCATAATCAATAATGTTTCGTGTTGAGTAATCAGACATAATAATCTCCTAAAATATATTTTATTTATTGATCTTCTTCTTGATCGGATGGATTCTGTGGTTGTTGTGGTACTTGTGATAACATTTGTTGTTGTGCCACATCGTTAGTTACACCAACTGGTAAACCAAGACCCATTTCTTTTTCTTCATCAATTTCACTTTGCATTTCTTTGATCTGATCATCGGTCAATCGCAATACATTTCTTTGAATCCAAGCTTGTGAGAAATAACGACCTGTATAAGTATCAACATTACTCAAAAGAGATAATCTTTCTCTCATTAGTTCGGCATCTTTTAGTTCTGTAAAGTTGTTGTCTTTGATGAAGTCATAATAGATATGTTCTTTGAATTCTTTCCATTCTTCATCGGTACAAATACCTTTCAGAACACATTGTACACGCAGAGCCTGATCAAAAAGGTCAGAGAACTTATTACGCATACGAGAAACAAATTTTGCAAACTTCAATTCATCTCTGGTTATTTCATTAACACGACCAAGAGAGAAT